TATACAGTTAATGAACGACTTCCTTGACCAGCTCCGAATAGGGGATTTTCTGGCCTTTTCGAATAACATACACGCCCTCCGCATCTCCGGTATCCTCCACATATCTGCGCAGAATTACAGAGGCGTACTTCTCATCCAGCTCCATGGTATAGCAGATGCGGTTGGCCTGTTCACATGCCATTAGAGTAGAACCGGAGCCACCGAAGGTGTCAATTACCACAGCGTTTTCCTGCGTTGAATTGCACAGCGGATATCCCAGCAAGTCCAGAGGCTTCGATGTGGGATGGTCCTTGTTCCGCTTCGGTTTATCGAAGTTCCAGATGGTCGTCTGCTTCCGATCGGAATACCAGGCGTGTTTACCGTTCTGCAGGAAACCATAGAGGACAGGTTCGTGCTGCCACTGATAATCGCTCCGGCCCAGCACGAGGGAGTTTTTCACCCAGATACAGCAACCGGCCAAATGAAACCCGGCGTCCACAAAAGCTCTGCGGAAGTTGAGCCCCTCCGTGTCTGCGTGGAACACATAGGCACTGCCACCGCTTTCGAGGTGTGCCACCATATTTTCAAAGGCGGCCAGAAGGAAGTTGTAAAACTCCTCGTTCTTCATGCTGTCGTTTTTGATGGTGAGGCCGCTGGAGCTTTTGAAAGAAACTCCGTAGGGCGGATCCGTCAATATAAGGTTTGCTTTCTTCCCATCCATGAGAGCAGCAACGTCTTCGGGAGAGGTTGCATCGCCACACATCAGTCGATGCCTACCAACGGTCCAGACATCACCACGTTCAACAAAAGACGCCTTCTCAAGAGCGGCAGTCAGATCGAAATCGTCGTCTTGAACTTCACTTTCCGTATCAGCCTTAAACAAGTCTGCCAGCTCTTTGTCATCAAAGCCAGTTAGCGCCAAATCGAAGTCTGCAGCCTGAAGCCCCTCTAACTCAATACGCAGCAGTTCTTCGTCCCAACCTGCATCCATCGCCATACGATTGTCGGCAAGGATATATGCTTTCTTCTGGGCATCAGTCAGATGGTCTACAAACACACAAGGTACTTCCTTGATGCCTTCTTCCTTGGCTGCCATGATGCGGCCATGGCCAGCAATGACGCTGTAGTTCTGATCAATGATGACCGGATTGATGAAGCCAAACTCTCGTAAGGAAGAGCGCAGCTTTGTGATTTGCTCCGGGGAATGCGTGCGTGCGTTGTTGGCATAAGGGACGAGCCTATCCACCGGCACCAATTTCATATCTTTTGTGGTCCTACTCATAGGCCACCTCCAAACTTCTGGTCATAAAAAGGAGTGACCTCGGGGAACCGATCCTCAAAATCACTCAGGTATCTGTAACAGGCACTTCCGGATCCATTGGCAAGGCCAAATTCCCGGAGGCTTTTCTTTTTGAAGAAGCTAGGCTGATTACACCAGCGGGCGATACTTACATACATGCCACGATAAGGGCTTTCTGTGTAGCGGCAGAAACGCATGATGTATGGCAAGCACCGATACTTCTGCAAAAGAGCAATCCGCTGGAATAAACCAAAAATATCCTGTCGCCAGAAATCCGCATCCCATTTCCCGGCCCGGTCGAAACCACAGAAACAGTAGAACTTGGGCACGGTATTGGTATAGCGGCGCAGGAGCTTAATTTTCTCCTCGATGAGCGGAGCGTCCGCAACATTATCGAAGGCGAAAATATAATCTCCATCGTATCGGCTTTGGAATAGAAGGCTGCACTTCTCATCTGTCAGAAGCCTCTCATCAAGGCCCTGTTTGAACTGGAAATAGCGCCCGGTATTTTGAAGCTGGATGATGAGTCTCTTCCAATCCGGGCAGCCCAAAAAGTTGTCATCCAAAAGACAGATTTTCTCGCGGCCCCTGTCGTAGAACTCCTCCAGCGGTGAGTGCAGTTGCACACGATCATAGTTTTGATTGACACAAAAGCTACATTTACGAAAACAGCCACGCGTCAAAAAACCTATAGAATAGTCGGTATAGTACGCAAACTCCCGCGGAGGCTTTCCTGCGGCCAGCTGACTCTCCACCCAAGCATCGTACAGGTGATAGTCTGGCATATGATGCTCAACGGCATCGGGCAGCGCCGGGGCTTTATCGTAGTAAAAACCGGTGCCACCATACTCTAGGTTGGGCAGCACCAGCACTTCTTCAGAGACCGGCGTATCCGTAAACACCTTAGATAGATACAGCCTGTCAAAACGGTATAGGTTTTCATATGACAAAACCAATTCTACATGATGTCCTTGTTTTTTGTGATAGCCGGAAAGCTTCATACAAGCGAGGTTGGGAAACCGATGCCGTCTGCGACCGATAAGGTCGGCATCAATAATCCCTACATTCATACAAGGCCCCACTTTGCGAACTTTTCAAACCCGCCGACACGTTTGATGTAGAGACGGGCAAGCTCAACAATTTCAGAGTAATGTTTCCCGTCGATAGTGTCGTCACCGATGGCACAGCAAAGCTCTACGGGAGCACCCGTCTGCTGCGCCTTTAAGAAGGCATAGATATTAACGGACACGTCAGCCTTAGACAGATCCTTGCCATGGAGTCCGCCGCCGGTGACAGAATCGGCCATGTCGCTGCCAAGTTTTCGATTGGTGGCACCGCAATCCACGTCGGGACCGCCGGTCCAATCGCCGAGCGGGTTGATTTCTGCATGGGGGTAGGCCTTTCGAAGATCTGCAGCAGCTGCGTTGCTCTGGCATATGATAAGCCGACCATCATTCAGGATGTATTTGCCATCGTAAGGATACTCACTATAGATATCCTTGGCGATACTGGAGAGTTCCTTTTGCTCCTCGGTAACAGGCACGCCCTTAAAGATGCCATTGTCACCACAGCGCACACCCTTCTCCTGATTGCGGGTCAGGTGAGCGTCTTGCGGGACAATCACGATATCTGCCATCACGTCCCCGGCGATCCGTTTGATTGCGGCGGCGATCGACTCTTCCTCTAATGCAGCAGTGGTCTCTACAATAGCGTGACACTTCCCATGACCAATGAGCACCTCGACGGCGACTTTGGGGTTATCCTCCAACTGATACGCCAGATCCACGACGGCTCCAGCGATACGGTCTGCCACCTTGTCCGGGTGGCAGGGGTTTACTTTTTCAAACATTATCCTTTCCTCGCTCTCAATAGTCTCTCCATCACGTTATCCTGCGGGTTTGCGCCGGAGTAATCGACGGAGCAGTTTTCTTTTACAATCTGGTAGATTTGGAACCATGCCTGGTTTACCTGCTTGGTGAACTGCTGCAGCATGGATACATACGGGCTGGCGATTGCATTGCCGGTGGTAGGATGCTTTGCTAAGAAGCCAAACTCAGAAACGGCTTCCTCACACTGCACCTGTCGGGCTACGCTCATTGCATACTGGTTGATGAGCTGAGTGTTTACCAAACGCTCACAGCCGAGGGACTTCAGCCATCGCCACGTCTCCGCATACACTTCTTCGGCGCACATGTCCTTTCCGTTTTTCTGCGCAGCCTTCATGTAATCTTTGATAGGAGGCATGTCTGCGCCCTCGAGATCAGCAGGGTCAGGAAGGCCCAGGACCATTGCCGACTTTCCAGCTGCCAGCTTGTCATTCAATGCTTTCTTTTTGGGGCCGGTTCCAGGGCGTGGGCCGCCTCTAGCAGTACCGTCTTTAGCCACATTTTCACCTCCGTTTTATGGGCAGGGGTTAATACCCCGTTTGAATAGGAATTTTTGCGTAAAAGACCCCGCGCCGCTTCCGGCTGATAGGGCCGTAGAGATTCAGATCGCCCCTACCGGTCATTTGTGTGGGGCAATCTAGTGCCGAGTTCTGCGTGTTTCTTCAAGTGACAGCTTCGACAGAGGGAGACAAGATTACTACGCACATGTGTTCCTCCATCAGCAAGTGGAAGAAGGTGATGAACCTCCTCCGCGGGGACGGTTCTCCCGGCCTTCAGGCATTCCTCACACAAGGGGTGCTCATGGATGTGTCGGTCACGGATTCGCTTCCACGCTCTGCCGTAACGCTTCTTAGCATCCGGGTCTCGTTGATAGCGGTTGTAGAAGTGATCTGCCTCTGGCTTATGCTTCGTGCAATACACTTCACCCGGCTCTGCAAAGTTCGGGCACCCGGTCATACGACATGGGCGTTTAGGACTCCTAGGCATCAGTTCACCTCCATTTCCGGGCATAAGGAAAGCCGCTAGGGAAAGCACCCCAGCGGCCTCGTTTTATTATCTTGCTAAGTTTATCATACTACAGACAGGCCAATGAAAAACAGTGAAAAACTGTGCAAGGTTTATTCCGGCACAA